GTTTCCTTTATTCCACCCTTGCGACAGTTTATTGTATGTAAGATACAATATGGTATCATCTGACTTTAAACTGCTATCGGCTTTTTTACCGCCGTTGAATTCAACTACCATATCATTTCTGCCAAATACATCTTTAGTATAATCAAGGGTATCTTTTAATAAGTCGTGTCCTTTTGAAATCCAAACAGCCTTTTTTCTGCCTTGATTAAAATTATCAAGAATAATACCCGCCACTGTACGTCCTTTTCCAACACCTGTACCGTCACCACAGAAAAATCCTCTTGTTTCGCCGTTCGGCAATGTTTGAGAGTGGCACTGCCCTGCTCTCGAAACAACTTCAAGTTGCGCACTTGACAAAGTACCTTCATCAATGAGTTTTTGGTCTATATGTGGTTTGTATGTTATATCCGGCGCTTTTACTGCACTCATTGCCGCACTTTCGCTTAATTTGGCAGGGTGTGGCTTTGCATTTTTCACTTTTAAAGGCGCTACCTTGTATTCTTCAAAAACATTATCGGTCAGTTCTTTTTTCTTTAATCGTTGTACCCCGACACCGTTCTGTCTAAGTCCGTCATTCTTCTCGTTTCCGCCATATCCAGATTGAACACTATGTTCCACACTATCAGATTTATCAGTTCCTCCAGTGTCTTGCAGTTCATCATTTCCTCTTGGTTTTCTTCGTTCGTCAAGTCGTCGTTCATCATCCAATTCATTTGGCTTATCGGCTCTTTGATTAACAGTGTTTCCACCACTTCCGTCATTTCGTAAAACTTCGTTCTCCGCATCTCTGTGCTTTGGTACTCTTCCCTTATTTGAGGATTGTTCGGTATCAATTCCGCTACTTGTGTCAGATACAGTGCCGCCTCCGCCACTACCTTTTGTTCTTGTTGTAGCAATTTCTTTGCGTGTTGTTGTAGTGGCTCTTTGTTCATTTGCTGAATAGTCAAGTATTGGTCGCTCATTTCTTATACCTCCTAAAATGCTTTGTAAATCGTGCAAATCTTCGACATAATCGGTTATAGTATTCTTGGTTGCACCGTTGTTGTCAATAACCATCATCTGAATGCCAAAATTTGTACCGTACTTATTAAAGTTCTTACCCGAAATACCTATGTTTGCAACAACGTTGTATTTCTTTTTTATGTCATTCCACCAATTTCTAAACGTAGGTGCATCATCAGCCATTGTTTTACCTGTTATAGCTACAAGTCTGCCATTAGTCTTTAACATTTTAAGTGCTTCTTCTATGTGCTTTGCACCTATTTTAGCGCCTTTCATATTTCTTGTGGTTGACGACGAAAACGGAGGGTTCATAACAACAACAGAAGGTTCAATATCTCCGCCTAATATATTGTTTATCTGTTCCGCGTCCTCACTGTAGAAATCATCAAACGGCATATTTTTAAGTATTGCCATTCTTCTTGGGTCAAGTTCGTTTACAATTACCTTTGCACCACTCTTTTTTGCAAATGTAGCAATACCTCCGATACCTGCCGACGGTTCAAGCATTATATCATTTGAATTGATATTAGCTGCATAGTTTGCTAAATATGCAAGCGTTGGAGGTGTAGAGAATTGCTGATAATTGTCCATTCCCTCTGTGCGTTTTGTTTGAGTTGGTATTTTATCGATTATTTCAAACATTTTATCAAGTGTAGGTTCTTCTTTCATATTTAAAATATATTGATTTATACCCAACTCCATTGCGTCATATGCGTCTTTGACTGTGAATGTATTATCGGCTAATGAGCCGTCATATATTTCACCGGTTTTCTTGAATAACATATCGCTTGTGAATTTTTCGCCTTTTTGCAATTTTTCTTCTACAAAATTTGCGACTTGTTGCGATATGCCATTTTCTTTACCTCCGTTTTTTTGATTATCTGCTTTTTTTATTCCTACTTGATTTGTATCTGTGTTCATCCTAAAAATTTGTTTGTCATCAAAAACGATATAGCTTTTTCCGCTTATAGCTTCAATCTCGTTATTGTACACAATACCGTCGTACCCTTTATTTTTTAGAATTTCTCTAAGTTTGGAATTTTTTAATTCTAAATCTGCAATATTGAGTATTTTTAACCCGTCTTCGGACGATATAATTCCTTGTTTATCTAAATCAGCCACCACTTGGTCTGCATTCCAATTCCAAAAATCTTTATCAATGTAAATAGGGTTCGTTATATTGAGATATGCTTTAATATATATTGGATTTGTTATCCCCTTATCTTTCACACGCCGAATTGCTTGAGAATAACTGCCAAAATGTATACCAATATCACCACATTTAAACTCATTAAACTTTGAACCAGTTCCGTGATATAATGGAATTAATTGACCATGTTTGTTTTTTACAATGCTGTTCTTGGTGCCTTTCGTTATATATAACGGTAGCTTTTTTCCTGTTATGTCTGTTATAGGGTCAATATATTTATTAAAGTATTCTGCAATATTATCATTGAAAATCACTCTAAGTTCATTTTGTGAATCGGTAAGCATATCATATGTTACCATTTCTCTAAAATCATATCCTTCGTCCCAACGGCTGTCATTTTCATACTTTTTATAAAGATTTTTATTTTTATCAGCTGATATTTCATTGACTACAAACCATGATAATTTTTTAAACGAATCAAGTTCTGCTACTTCTTGAATTTTGCGTTTTTCAAGAACTGTACATCCTTTTTCGTCAATCCGTGATAATCCGCCTGAGATATTATTGTCGCTATTTCGTCTTTGAAAAATCTCTCTTGCCTCGATTCCGGTCTTGCTTTTGTCAATTCTGTTACTATCCTCAAGTATCTTTCTGCTTTTGTCAATGTCATCATCTTTCACCTCATTAATATTTTTTGAATTATCTGCTTTTGAAATTATCTTGTAATCGTGTGTTTGCTTAAAGTTTTCCATAGTGCCAATATGAGAGAATGTCTGTTTGTTGTCACTCTTATCAAGGTTTTTAAAACTCATATTTAAGCCTGTTTGTGTAACTTCCCATTGCCTGCCATCATACTCGATTACATCGCCGATTTCCAAGTCAGGTTTCTCTTTTATTGTATCATTTTCGGATTGGCTGTTCAATACAGTTTTATTGTTTTCTGAAACGTTTTCTTCGTCGCTTTCTGTATTATTATTTGTTGATTGACTATCTTTGACATTTTCGTCTGCTTGTACATCATCTGTTTCCTTTAAAGTCCCTGTTGTTTTAAAGAAATCATTAAATGCATCAAAAACTTCTTCTGTTGGTTCAGCTTTGAAAATAAAACCAGGTATCGATTTACCATCGGGTGTTTTTGCATATCTTGAATAATAACCGCCAACTTCCTTTACTTTAGTATTTAATTTCTTATATTCATCTGCTGAAATCTTATCCTTTAATTCGACAACCCATAAGTCCTCACCTGTTTTTGTATGTTGTGTTTTTATGACACTACACTTGTCAGCAAGTGGCTCGTTATTTACGGCTTCTGAATTATTCTGCACATCATTGTTTGGTATGTCGTTGCTTGAATTATCTATCATACCACTTTTTGATTTTTGATATTCTTCGTGTATTTTTCTCAACCATTTTGTTTGCGAAGAACGGCTTTCGTTGTCAATCCATTCCGAACTGTCCGTTTTAGTTTGGAAAATATAATTTAGAAAATCAAATTCTTCGGGTATTTTTGCTCTATGTACCCACTTATCGTAGAAATCTTTTCTTATGGCTTCTGCCCAATTAATTTGTTTTTGCGAACCTGTCAGCGGTGCAAGCGTAACCTTTGATGTAACATTATCATCAGATATGCTCTCGGTATGCTGTTCCTTTTGCTCTGTTTCTGTCGTTTGAGTTGCGTTATCATTTGTTTGGACTGCGGTATCATTCTCTGTGACACTATCGTTGTTTTGAGGCTCATTACTTTGAACATCATCTGTGGTATATTTATCTTTAATATCACTTTGTATATTCTTTATCACGTTCATAAAAGAATTAACATCACCGCCGACTGCAATTTCACCGTTTTCGGTTTTGTATAAATAAAGCAGATATTTCTTTGTGTTTTTTTCTGCTTCAATCACAAATTTGTCGGCTTGTTGTCTGTCAGGTACAACTGCCACTGCTTTTCCTATCGGTAAATATGTAATGATTATATCGCCTTTTGAATTTGCATGCATTCCAAAATGACCGTATGTAATACCGTCTTTTAATTGATATTTGCCGTTTTTAATTTTAACTTTGAATGCGTTGTTTACAAATTCTTGTTTATATTCTATGTCTTGTTTAACTACAAAGTCGCCGCCAAACGGCTCAAATAAACCAAAAGTATTGCTATCATACAACTTATTATTTTCGGTTTCAACCTCGTTTTGCCCTCTAAAACATATGTCATTACCCTTGAGAAAATATCTACAGTGAGTTGTTGCACCACGTCGTTATATTCTTGTCGTGTAAGAGAACGCTTTTTTGGTTTTAGTCGTTCTATTACATTTTGTATTGTTTGAAGTTGGTCAGCAGGATGTGTTTGCACCTCGCTGTTAAAATATTGAGGGAACATATTAGATAACTCTCCGTAAAAACTGTTTACCGGTATTCCGTCATTAGTCAAACGCAATGTACCGAAATTATTTTTACGGAAGTTGTTAAAACTGTCCGAACCCATTAAGTCAGATTTATCTTGGTCTGATATTTTCAAAGGTGTATTGTACACCCAACTGCGTAATCGCTTATATTCTTCTTCGTTAGTTGTTTCATCTTCTACCTCTATGTTATCTGCCACGTCACTTGCAATGTTTTCAGCCATTTCCCACGCTGTATTAGAGGTGTCGTTATTTAAAATCCCATTATTATTATCTATGCCGTTTTGCATAGCGTTATAAAGGTCTGATACTTTATTGTCAAGTTCTGAAAGCTGTATTTTTGAGTTATAATTCTTTATGCTTTCTCTTGCAATCTGCTTTAATACTTTACTCGACTTTGTTTTAGAAGGTCTTTCAAGCGTTCTTATCGGTCCTTCTACCGTATCGCTTGAAGCTTGACTATCTGTTAAATTTTCTGTTATATTAAGTGATGAATAATCGCCATTTTCTATATCTTGCACTTGTGCATTTAAAACTTCGTTTGCACCATATACATTGTTATGTAGATTGGCGTTTTTCTTTATTCCCTCTCTTAAAACATCTTTAAAATTTCTGACTACAGTTTGAAATTCTCTGTTTCCGTCAAGTACACTGTTTCCGGTAAGAGCTTTATTTACAAGTTCGTCGGCAAGGTTATCTGTTTCTTGTGATAAAACTGTGTAACTACGTCCGTTTTTCTCTGACATAGCTTGCACAAAATCATTCGCATAGTTGCTTACATAGTTTCTGTCAAAAAGATTATCATTGTTCGACATAAACTTTGTATTTGCCTCTTGTATACCTGTTGCACTTTCAGATACATTTAAGCCGACTTTATTCATTGCATTATGTACTTCCTCTGTAACTCGATTTACAGACGGTTGTACACCGTTTTCTTGTGTGTCGTTAAATACAGTGTCAGTTGTAGTTGGTGTATCTGCGCTATTAACGCCGTCTACTGTATCATTAATAATTGAATTATCGGTGTTAATTTCGGAAGCTGATACATCATTCTGTTGTTTTTGGTTTTCGTTAAACTGTTGTACTTGATTAAGCTTGCTTTCGTCAGCTTGATTTAGTATAAATTTGAATTGTTTTACTGCATAATCAAAATCACTGTTACCGTCAAGTTTACTTTCCCCTGTAAGTATCTTTTGAGTTAATTCATCAGCAATATTGTTGTCAAGAAAATCACGATTCGGATAATTGTCACTCTTTTGAGCAACCTCAACAAAACTATTCGCGTATCGTCTGACAAAATCCTTATTATACCCTTGCGGATTGTTTTCTGCGACAACATCAGCTTTGCTTACACTGTCTTGAACTTCTTTCGGTAACTTATCTGTTTTTTGTACTTCAACATCATTTGTCTTAACGCTTATAGGCGTTTGTTCTTGAACGGTTTGTATCGGTTCTACTTCTGATGTTTTCGGTACATTTTGTATCGAATTTTTGTTTTGTAGTGTTGAATTTGCATTATTTATGTTTGTAGGCTCTTTTGTGATATTGTCCACATTCCCTACATTTGATGTTTCCGATTTTTTTTCTACATCATAAGGAATTGAATCGGCTCTATCATAAATTTCTTTTGCCCTGCTTTTGATAGTTCTCAAGTCTTCTTGCATACTTCTTACACGCGCATCTTCACCGACAAAACGAGCTTTTTTTAATACAGTATTTTTTACCGACACGCTTTCTCCACCTGTTAAGTATTTCGTAACCGTATCTGATGGAGCGTCGTTTTTTAATTCAAATTCTTCGCCGTTAAGATACTTAATCATCGAATCAGAATAATTCATAACATTTTTGGCAAATTGTTTGACACTTACTTTGTCGTTTTTATTGGCTGAATGTGCCATACCTTCGTAATCTTTAATCATTTCATCGTTTAAAACATCTAAAACTTCTTTACTTGATTGTTTGATTGCGCCCACATTTAAAGCCGTTGTAATTGCTGCGAAAGCAAAAGTAACCCCCATATTTTTAGCAATATCCAGAGCTGTCGGTCTTTCTTCTTTTGGGTATAAAAAATACGTAGCTGCACTGTCCGCACCCGCAAATGTCACTGACGCCGCTACGTTTCTTGCCATTTCGGGTATAAATTTATGTTGTAGTTGCCTTTTAAACAGAATGTTTTCGCCAAATTCACCTACAAGCGAACTTGCCGCACCCCCCAAACTTCCTCCAACAGCACCTATTCCTGCTTGCTTCGCAATGGTTTTGGCATCACCTCCGCCACCTGCTATGTTAGCCGCATTTATAAATCCACTTGTAATTCCGTCTGTAATTCCGTTTTTCACAGTGTTTTGTAACCACTGTGGCTTGTTTGCTAACCATTTTACTGAACCGACCGCTTTTGAAGCTACTTTTCTTGTTGTCAACCATTTAGCCAATTCACCAGCACTGTATCCTACTGTATTCGCTATCGGATGTTCTTCTTTGACTTTTTCTTCTTCGTCCGTCACTTTTGTCTTATATTTGTTCTTTAATACTTGTGCATAAGGACTGTTTTGGGCATTAATATCTTTTTGGTCTGCCCATTCTTCTAAACGTGGAAAAGTGTTGAAAGTTACAGAGTTTCTTATTCCTGTACCGAAAGATTTTGCAGTATCATACTCTTCACTCTCAAGCTCTTTTCTTCGTTGATTAAATTGTAACAAATATCTAAGGTTTTTTTCTTCTTTTTTATCTTCTTCTGAATTTTTTGTGCCCATTATAGGATTTTCAGAAATACCCGCTTGTTCTTGGTGCACAAATTTAAAGCCGTGAGAAGTAGCCCAATCATAATAATCTTGTTGGCTGAAATCTTCCAGTTCTTTGCCGTACTTCTCTTTGAACTTATTTATTGTTTCATTTTCAAATTTTTGCTTATTCTCTTGGTATTTCGGCATTGTTTCAAAAGTAGATTTGCTTGTTTCTTCGAAAAGATTATTGCCCTTTTCTTTGTGCCGTGTTTTGCTTTTTTGTTCAGAGGGTACACTTTTTGGAGTGTACCCTCTTTTAACTAAAATATCCTGCAATGATTTCAAATTACTTTTTAAATCGGTATTTTCTCTTGCTGTTGATGCAGATTTATTATATCCTCTTTGTGACATAATATTTTGTAATGATTTTAATTTCTCTTGCATATTACTCATATTTTAAGCTCCTCTTTGGTTATAATTATTTTATTAAAGAACCTGCATTATAAATATCATCATCGGTTAGACCTACTGAATGGAGTAAATCTATACGTTGTTCATCTGTAAGACCGTCCGTATTAGCTGTATTCATCGTCAAAACTTTCTTATAATTGTCCGGAATTGCAGGATTGATTTTGTATGTACCATCAGCATTGACTATAAACATATCTTTTTTTCCCATTTCTTGTGCTGCGTTGTTGTTTCTCTGTATCCAACTGTCAAAGAATTCTTTTGTTATTCCATTCACTTGACTACCGTTTTTTGACGATTTAGAAGAATTAGACGAAGAAGCTGTTGAGTTGTTACCTGCATTTCCGCCTAATGCACCATCCGTCTGTTTGTATGCGTTTACAGTGTTATTTATTTCTGACGTTTTTTCAGCTATCGTATTCTTCGATGCATTGTTTGCAACAGCCATTTCATTCTTGGCACTTGCGTCATTAACACGAATTGTATTATCGGCTTGATTATTGTTAATACGGATTGTATTGTCAGCCTCAATGCCCGGCATTCTTTCTTCGTGGTCGTAACCCATTTGTGCAATATCCTTGCTGTTTTTAAGTTCTGCGTCAAACTGTCTTGCGTCCTCTGTTTGTGTATTCGGAACACCGTAATCACCGTCATCATATTGACCGTATTTACTGTAGTTGTTCCAAATCTTTACCCCTCTTGCAACTCTCGCCGCCTGTGCTGTCTGCGTATCACCTCTTGCGATAGCTTGTTCGATTACCTTTTTATAGTCAATATCTTCTATCGGATTGCCGTTATCATCAAAGAATGGATTTGAGGAATATTGCATACTCTTAGGAATTTGACCTGTAACTTGTGCCGTTGTTGCGTCACGTGATACTTTACCGTTAAGTACAGTTTCGTTTCTTTGTACTTCGTTATTCTTTGCTGTTTCGTCTCTGTTGAACGCATTGTCGATTTGAACACCCATATCGGATAGGATTTTTCGCGCCTGTTCAATTTTTTGTGTTGAATTATAAGCGTTTTGCACCTTTGCATTATACGCGTCTAATACATTCTGTTGCGCCTGTGAGTACAGCGCCGCTTGCTGTCGCATTGCGTTTGCGGCGCTGTAACTGTCAACATTACCGCCGTTTGAGGCTGTACCTAAAGCAAGCTGATTATTTCTTCCCTGTATAGCTGATAGATTATATTTACCAAGTATCGCTTTTGCCTCATCGGTAGAAAAAGGATTAGCTTTAACCAAGTTCATATAGTCGTTATAATCTTGCGTATTTGTTTTCATCAAGTCGTTATAATGGTCGAATAGATTACTTTGCTGTTGACCTACAAGGCTTGATGTGGTTTGACTTTTGCCTGTGTCTTGAACATAGTTTTTAAAAGCATTATCAAGCGTGCTGTTATCCCAATAAGATACCCCATTTGAACCTACCGCCGACGGCTTACCTATGTTTTTACCGCCTAAGCTAACCTCACCTGTCGTATCGTTATATTGAAGTGCATTGTCTATATCGCTTTGACTTAAACCGTACTTTGAGCCTAAGCCGTAAAAATACGGTCTAATCGCACTTTTACCGCTCTGTGCAAAGTAGTCATTAACATACTTCTTTGACGCGTCATATCCGCTGTTATAAAGCGTGTCAGCAAGCTTTGTGTCGCCATTTTCACGCATTTGTCCGTAATAGTTTTGTGCCTCGTTTGCTATTTGTGCCGTTTTCTTTGTATCGCCCTCTGCATTTGCATTGAGCCAATTACCTTTTAGCCGTAATATTGTATTTACGGCATCTTGCGTATTATATGCCATTCATTTTACCTCCTTATGCTATTCTTCTTGCACCGACATAGTCGCTACGTCCTGATAAATTGCTGATTTTAACGACATCACCTGTCTTTGGTGCCTGTATGTACTGTCCGTTACCTACATAAATTCCGACGTGTCCTGGAGCTGACGTACTACCGCCCGAACCTCTGAAAAATACAAGGTCGCCCTCTTGCAAGTTATTCTTGCTTACGGCTTGCCCTACATTTATTTGGTCGTATGTTGTTCGTGGTATATCAATACCGCTTGCTTTCGCCGCGAGTTGTACAAGACCGCTACAATCAACACCGCTTGACGAAGTACCGCCGTATACATACGGTGTTCCCAAATACTGCTTTGCCGCCGCAACAATCTGTCGTCCTTTGGAAGAACCGCCTGACGAAGTGTTTGAATTGTTCGCATAACTCAATCTGTTTAGATAACTTCTTGATGAATTACTTGATGAATTACTTGTATTTGAACCGCTTACACCCTTAGCTGTGTTGTATAGTTTTCCCATAATAGAACTTACCTGTGTCGCCCAACTGCTATCTATTGCTCCGCCATCTGTGTATGCATACCCCATTCCTTTCGGATTGTTACCTGTACCTGCTGAATTAATTGACTTTGCACCATACCCATTGTAGTATGTTTTCATAAATTCAGTCGCAAATTGAGTAGCACCTTGTGACATCTGACCGTATCTATGGGCGTTGCCCTCAGGATTAACATTTGTAGCACCGTAACCCCAAATATTATTGGTTTTCTTGGCTATGTTTGAAGTACCCCAACCGCTTTCCAAAGCTCCGATACCGAGTATTGCCAAAGCACTCATACCTGTTGTTTTTTGAGCATTGTATATACCCTCTGCGTCACTTGTTGATATGACTGAACTGCGATTAAAGTGCTTTTTAATGATTTCGGCTATTTGTGCTGTTGACAGTTTCGGAAGTTGTGTTGCTACGTCAAGACTTCCAAGCGACGAGCTGTCAAGATTTCCGTTAAAACCAACATTATCATCACCGTTTGAATTAATAGTACCACTGCTAAGTGCGGTACTATTTTCATTTTGAGTAGAATTTGATGAATTTGACATTGTGTTTGTTGGTTGAATACCTGTTGCTTGTGTTATCCATTCTCTAACCTTATCGCTTGTCGCACTGCTGTTTACAATCGGCTTATAATCAGCCATTTTATTTATAACCTGTCCGTCCCTTTTGCTGATGAACGGATTAAAGGAATTTATGTTCGGTGCCGTTGTCGCGTTTTGCTTTCCGTACAATGTATCAATTTTGTTTTTTAATTGATTACTCTGTTGTTGTGAATCGAAATTAAAAAGGCTGTTTACCTTATTTCTTATTGTATCTGTCAAACCCATAGTCATTTACTCCTTATCAAATCTTGATTTTCATAAGTCCTGCAACAAATTTAACTGCACGATATACAACAACACATACCCACAATTTTGTATTGTTTAGGTTAAGGTGCGCGTCGTCTGCGCCTGATACAATACCGTTATCCAAACACCACTGAACAGGCTTATGTGCCCATTCAGGCATATTGCTGTCAATGCAATCGTAAATCATTTCTGATTTATCAGCCTTTTTCTTATCCAACTCATTAATTTTCCTCGTTAGTTCCTCGTACTGTGTCATTGTTAAATCCTCCTCGTTTTTCAATGTTTCTTGTCCTGTAATGCCTTTAAAAATAGCTTTTGCAAACTCTTTCGCACCGATTTTCTTGTATTTTTCTGCGTCTGCTGTGTCTACAAAACACACCTCAACAAGCATAGCTTTCGCGTCACTGTGATGTACTACATACAGCTTTGAGCCGTCTTTAATACCTCTGTTTTTTAAACCCAATTTGCTTATCGCCTTGCAAGTATTTGTTGCCTCACCAAACTTTTTGCCGCCGTAAGTCCACACCTCTGTACCTTGCCCACCGCCACTGTTAAAGTGTATTGATACAAACAAGTCAAGCGGTTGTGAATTTGCTTTATCGACAATCTGTCTTAGATTTGAGCTTACTGTCGGCGCATAATCATTTGTACAGTCATACACTGTATGTCCCGCTTTTTTTAATAAATCTTCAAGTGCATATCCGACGTTTCGTGCCTCTACGCTTTCGTCTATGTAACCTACTGCACCACAACCGACTTGCCCGCTTACGGTATGTCCGCAATTAATTCCAATGCGCATTTTCTTTACACCTCTTTCAATTTAATGTCTTCCATAACTGCCCTTGCTTCCAACATAGCGAGGTAAACTTTCATCGCAGTTAATTGCATATCATAAGTGCTTCGCGGACACGTTGGGGAAAATTTTAGTTTTCCCCTGTCCCATTCCTCCAACATTTTCTTTAACCCTTTGAATCTATTGGCTAATTGATAATATTCTGCCTTGAAACGTTCCTTGTAATCTGCACTGTTCATCAGTGCAACAGTATCTTGTAGTGTCATAGTTATTCCCCTTTCTTTCCGTCCAATTCCGATGTCATTGTATCAAGCCACTTTTCAATGCCGTTTCGTAGTTTACTTGGTATCGGTAAACCGCACAAGCACATATTTTTCAGTATTGAAATACTTTCGTACATTATGTACAGCAAGCAGAAAAACTCACATATGCCCACTTGTGTAATACCTATATATTTAAGCACTTCTTCCGGCACAAACGGTAGCATATTAAAACCTATCAGCTTGTCCAATACTGCCAGAAAAACAACGGATATAATCATAGCTATTTTTCTGATGGCTCCGTCTATGCCGAAACAGCTGTTGAATTTTTTTTCTTTGATTGCTCGGAGCAAGCCGAGAGTTGTATCCAACATTACTGCAATAAATACAGTCTTGACAAATAGGTTACACGCCAATGTAACCCAAAATACATTAATTGTTTCCCATATGTTCATTTTTTAACCTCCATAATTTCTTTTTTGTCGTCTTCTGTGATAAATCTGGCATTTACAAATGTGTTTAAATCCTTTTCTTTGTAAATGCCCTTTTTGTAATACA